AGTATTCGGTTGGTTTTGAAAGGAGGAACCATGAGAGTTGGCGTGTTGATTCTCGGTGAATCTGGAACCGGGAAAAGTGCAAGCATGAGGAATTGCACAGCAGACAGGTTCAGCATCGTGAACGTCAGTCAGAAGCCGCTTCCGTTCCGAAGCGATATGAAGATGCTGAACACCGATGACTACATGAAAATCACGTCGGCGTTGAAGTCGGTGAAAACCCCGTCCATCGTCATTGATGACAGCCAGTATTTGATGGTCAACGCGTTCATGCGGCGGTCGTTGGAGAAGGGGTACGACAAGTACAATGAGATGGCTAACGCCCACTGGCGGCTGATCCAGACGGCGCTCAACGATACGCCTGACGGAACCATCGTGTATTTCATGTCCCACATCGAGCGCGATCAGGTGGGCAATGAAAAGGCCAAGACCATAGGCCGCATGATCGACCAGTATGTGACGTTGGAAGGGCTGTTCACCATCGTTCTGAAAACCCATGTGAAGGACGGCAAGTACACGTTCATCACGCACAACAGCGGGTTCGATACGGTAAAGACCCCGCTGGGGATGTTCAAGGATGATGAGATCGACAACGACCTGTTGATGGTGGATGACACCATTCGGGAATATTACAACATGAACAAGGAGGAAGAATAAATGGCAGATTTTGAGAACGAGCTGTTTGACTGGGACAGCGAGATCGAAAGCGACGGTCAAGAGTATGTCACGGTGCAGCCCGGCGACTACGCCTTTACGGTGACGAAGGTCGAACGGCAGAACTACCCCGGCAACGTGAACAACGGCGGCAAGATTCCCGCGTGCCAGATGGCCCTTGTGACGGGCAGCATCGACGTGCCGAAGGGAACGGCGACGTTCCGTGAAAGGCTGTACCTGTGCAAGTCCTTTGAGTGGAAGTTGAGCAGCTTCTTCCGCTGCCTGGGTATGAAGAAGCATGGCGAAAAGTTGCGCATGAACTTCCCCGGCGCTGTTGGCAAGCGCGGCATGGCGAAGTTCGGCATCCACGAACACAACGGCAACACCTACAATCAGGTGGAGCAGTACTACGACTACGACCCCGACAAGCTGAAAGGCTTCACGAAGGTCAAGGACGATGAATTGCCGTGGTGACATACGTCGGCAGCACCATCCGGGTAGTCGAACCGTCCGAGGAGTTGGTCAGGTGGTGTAAGGATCACCTGACCCTCCCCAACCCGGACTACTACAAGAAGGAACGCATGGGGCTGTGGACAGGGAAAACGCCTGAAACCATCAACCTGTGGAGGATGGGAAGTACAACACCTTCCCACCTCCCGATGCTGGAAATGCCGTTCGGGGTGTTCCTTGAAGTTCGACACTTGCTTGAAAACGTGGACATCGTTTTCGGAGTGCGTGAGCGTGTGAATTACGGCAATCCGATACCGTTGTACGACTATCAGAAACAGGCTGTGGATGAAGTCGTGCGCAAGCGATACGGCATCCTCCAAGCCCCTGCGGGGTGTGGAAAAACGCAGATGGGTTTGGCGGTGATACAAAAGCATGGCTACAAGGCCCTGTGGCTGACCCACACAAAGGACTTGCTCAACCAGAGCAAGGAACGCGCCGAGCGGTACATGGACAAGTCCCTGATGGGAACCATCACCGAGGGCAAGGTGGACATCGGCAAGGGCATCACCTTCGCCACGGTGCAGACTATGAGCAAGCTGGACTTGCGGGAGTACCGGGACGAATGGGGCGTTATCATCTGCGACGAGTGCCATAGGGTGTGCTGTTCCGCGACAGGGGTTGCGATGTTCGAGAAGGTTCTCAATTCCCTTTCCTGTGGACACAAGTACGGGCTTTCCGCGACGGTACACAGGTCTGACGGGCTGATACGCGCCACGTTCGCGCTGATCGGGCGAGTGGTCTACACCGTCCCGGAGGACGCTGTAAAGGCCCTTGTAAAGCCTGTGAGCGTGGAGACGGTGCAGACCGAAGCGGAGTTCCCAGAGGAAGCCATGAAGGATGATGGGAGCATCGTGTGGGCGAAGCTGATAAACGGGCTGTGCGCTGATGACGGACGCTGTGCGTGTATCGCGGACAAGATCATTGAGAATCGGGACTATAGCTGCCTGATACTCTCCGACAGACTTTCTCACCTTGAAACCCTGATGGGGATGCTGCCTGATGACATGAGGGCCGATGCCGTGATGATCTCCGGGAAGATGATCAACAAGAAGGGCAAGGCCGAGCGGGAAGCGGCGATAGAGCAGATGCGGACGGGGGAGAAGAAATACCTGTTTGCGACTTACACGCTGGCAAAGGAAGGGCTGGACGTACCTCGGTTGGAACGGCTGTTCCTGACCACTCCGCAGAAGGACGAGGCGGTCATTATCCAGTCCCTTGGACGGATAGCGCGAAAGTTTGAGGGTAAGGCCAAGCCCGTGTGCATCGACTTTGTGGATAGCAACATCGGCATGATGGTCGGGATGTGGAAGAAGCGGATGAGGATATACAGGCAGAAGGGGGTGGAGATGTGACGTATGAGGAGTTCCTGAAGACGAAGGAGATGCGCGCCGAAGCATGCGGTTTCGATCTGGACAGGAAAAGTATTACGTCGATGGCCTTTGACTACCAGAAGGACATCATACAGTGGGCGTGTAAGAAGGGCAAGTGCGCGATACTGACGGGGTGCGGAACCGGCAAGACGCTGATGTTGCTGGAGTGGGCGCGGGCCGTCCATGAGCATACCGGAAAACCTGTGATGATCGTGTCTCCGCTGTCGGTGGTGGAGCAGACGCGGCGTGAAGCTGTGAAGTTCGGAATTTGCGAAGTAACGATATGCCGGAGCGCGGCGGATGTGCGAGGCGGCGTGAACATTACGAACTATGAGATGGTCGAGCATTTTGACGCTTCGGTGTTCGCGGGGGTGGTGCTGGACGAAAGCAGTATTTTGAAGTCGTTCACAGGCAAATACAAGACGCTGCTGACGGACATGTTCTGCAACACACCCTATCGGCTGCTGTGTACGGCGACCATAGCGCCCAATGATTATACCGAGATCGGTACGAGTTGCGAGTTTCTGGGGATTATGAGCCGGACGGAGATGCTGGCGACCTACTTCATCCATGACGGCGGTGAGACCAGCAAGTGGCGGCTGAAGAAGGCGGGCGTGAGCAAGTTCTGGGAATGGTTCGCCACCTGGGCGATCTACTTTAACAGCCCGAAGGATCTGGGGTATCAGGGCGAGGGGTATGACCTGCCGCCGCTGAACATCCACAAGGTCATCACCGAGAGCGAGGTGCGCGAGGGCGAGCTGCTGGTGACGCTGGCAAGCACGCTGGATGAGCGCAGGACAGCCCGCAGGGACAGCGCCGAGGACCGAACGGACCGGGCAGCGGCGCTGGCAAACGGTGAGGCAGATGACCAGTGGCTGCTGTGGTGCGACTACAACGACGAGAGCGCCATGCTGAAGCGCAAGGCGTGGGATTGCGTGGAGGTCAAGGGTTCGGACGAGGCAGAGTTCAAGGCCGAGGCAAGCCTGAACTTTGCGGACGGCAAAATCCACGCGCTGGTGAGCAAGCCATCCATATTCGGATTTGGCAGCAACTTCCAGAGCTGTCACAAGATGGTTTTCTGCGGATTGTCGGACAGCTACGAGCGCTTTTATCAAGCGGTGCGGCGCTGCTGGCGGTTCGGGCAGGAAAAGCCTGTGGACGTCTACATCATCCTCAGTGAGCGCGAGATGAACGTGCTGGACAACATACAGCACAAGCAGGAACAGATGGACGAGATGCAGCGGCAGATGACCGCCCTGATGCGGGAAGTGACGCTTTCAGAGATCAGGCATACGACGCGGATCACGACGGATTACAAGCCCGCCGAGAGAATGGAGGTGCCAGCGTGGGCGATATAAAGGTACTGGACAAATACATCGACGACAAGGCCGCGCTGTACTGCGGCGACACCACGGAGATCATCACCCAGTTTAGGGAGGACAGCGTGGATATGGAGGTCTATTCCCCTCCGTTTTCGAGCCTGTATACCTATAGCAATTCGGACCGCGACCTGGGCAACTGCAAAGATGACGCGGAGTTCTTCACCCACTTTTCATTTATCACCAAGGAATTGTATCGGATATTGAAGCCTGGGCGCATCATGGCGGTGCATTGCATGAACCTGCCTACCAGCAAGGAGAAGGATGGGTACATCGGCATACGGGACTTCCGGGGCGACCTGATAAGGGCGTTTCAGGATGTGGGGTTCATCTATCATTCGGAAGTGTGCATCTGGAAAAACCCGGTGACGGCCATGCAGCGCACAAAAGCGCTGGGGCTGCTCCATAAGCAGCTCAAAAAGGATTCCTGCATGAGCCGGATGGGCATTCCGGATTATGTGGTGTTCATGCGAAAGCCCGGAGAAAACCGGAACCGCGTGACGCATACCAATGAGAGCTATCCCGTTTCCGAATGGCAGATCGTGGCAAGCCCCATATGGGACGAATTGAACAGCCCTGTGTGGTGGGACATTAACCAGAGCGACACGCTGAACGCGAGAATGCCGAAGGACGACGAAAGCGAACGGCATATCTGCCCGTTGCAGCTTCCGGTGATTGAGCGTTGCCTGAAACTGTACACCAATGAAGGGGACGTGGTATTCACGCCTTTCATGGGTATCGGCAGTGAAGTGTATCAGGCAGTAAAGATGGGCAGGAAGGGAATCGGAATCGAGCTAAAGCCCGCTTATTTTGACGCGGCGGTGGAAAACGTGAAGATGGCGGAAAACGAGTTGAATCAGATGACGCTGTTTGACTTCGTGGGGGGCGGAAAATGACCGACATTGAACAGGCACTACAATATGTGGATTGTTCGTCCCTGTCATATACCGAGTGGATTCAGGTCGGCATGGCGGTCAAGGAAGCTGGCATGGGTTGCGAGGTATGGGACGCATGGAGCGCGTTGGATTCAGGCAGATACCATCCCGGCGACTGTGAAAAGAAGTGGGACAGCTTCGGCGGCGCGTCACAGCCCATCACGCAAGCCTACATCTTCAAGCTGGCGAAGGACAACGGCTGGCGCAAGTACGACGGCAACGACGAGACATTGGAGT